AAAGGCAACGCATATGGAGAGCAACAAAGATCTCCGTAGGCATTGCCTTATCATTGTATGCTTGGCTTATTTATTCATTACGTACATTGTAACTTCGAAGCCAAAGCGCATTTCAGTAGCTGCTGGAGTTGTCCACATGGTGTTAGTCCTTATCTATGACAAGCAAGATTACTTGTTACGCAAATTATGCACTTTTTGCAAGACAAACTAATCAGTAAAACCATGAAAGCTACCTAATGAAGGAGACTTTATGTTAGATATTGCAGCAGTCATGTGTATGAGTTTGACCATGTTCCATGAAGCCAGAGGTGAACCTATCTCTGGCCAAGTGGCAGTGGGGTATGTGCTTTATCGGAGAGCTGACTTTGACCAAAAGAATATATGCTCGGAGACTTTCAAACCACACCAGTTTGAATGGACTAAAAAGACAAAGCATGTTCCGCCTTACAAAACACTCAAACCATTTATAGAATTATCCCAAAAAATTATCCAACAACAAATCAAAGACAGTAGCAAGGGAGCTAGTTACTTTCATAATGTTAAGATGGATAATCAATGGGGTATGAAGCCAAGAACTATTATTAACAATCATATATTTTATTAGGAGAATATTATGGATGACGAGTTAGAACCTAAGAAAGTTAAGAAACCACTCAAAGGATTGCAAAAGTTATACGAAGATCCAACTGAGGATGATGATGACATCAAAGATTTTAAGTTTGACCATGGCATACAGGATCATTATGACGAATAAAGAAATATGGCTAACGCTAATGTGTATAGTGTGTATATTTATAATGCTATTTGTTAGCGTTGAGGTAAACATTAATCAGATCAAGCCAAGAAGTTTTGCAGACAAAGATCTAAAGTGTATTGATGGCAAACTATTTGAGGAAGTAAAAAAGAATATGTTTGTGACTAACCACCTTGAATGCTTTGAGCAAAGAAAGTTCTAGCTAAGTGATTGATTGCTATACAGAACCCACACAATCGCTCTATAACGCACGATCTATGTAAGGTTGATACTAAGGCATACCCTAATTTATGATAAATATTATTTTAACTCCTGATGAGGTTGCAATATGCCAAATATTAGGCAGAATGAGATCTCTTATTGCTAGATCATCTAATGTGAAGGATGCAAAAATAGGAAAGCAAGATGGAAGTGATGCCGATGTGTTAGGAGTGATGGCTGAGTATGCTTTTGCTAAACACTTTAATGTATTCCCAGACCTTGGATTGAGTCCAAGAAGTGGAAGTGCTGATGGAATATATAAAGGCTGGCGCTATGATATTAAATCTACCACGTATGAGAACGGAAGATTACTTTGCACTACCAAAGATAACCCAGATGTTGATATGTATATACTTGGTATTGTAAAAGGTAATGCTGTAAATTTCCCAGGGTGGGCTTTGAAAAGTGAGCTACGACAAGAATGTAATAAGATTGACTTAGGGCATGGAACACACTACGGATTAGATCAAGATAGATTGCGTAGATTTAATGTAATTTAGTAGGCTTTGGAGAAATATAGAGCATCTGCATGTATTCAGCATTGATCTCTATGTAATCATCCTCGTTTTCATTGAAAAAAATTCTAATGATTGCGAGAGGTTCTTCTTCAATGATCTCAATATCCCAAATCTTACGACCAATAAGTTTGTCTAGGATATCTAGTTGTTCTGAGGTAGGGTTTTCCACTAAACAATTTTACCATTCCATTTACCATTTGTGTTAAGAACCATTGGCATTAGTTTAGGTTGTCCATTTAGTATCATTCCACATCCAACAATGAATCTAGTCTTGAAGTTCTTAGCATAGTTAAATGCCATAGACTTCTGATTGATAAGTGATCCCACTTGCATACCCCAAACTAAAGCATCGGGATTGCTATAATAGGACACAGAGAATTTGGTATGGTAGTGGCCTTGCACTGTATTCATTCCGTATTGCATAGCAACTTTAAGTACGTCAGCAGATAGTCCATGAGTAAAGAAGCAACGTGATCCATCGGATAAACTAATGGTAATATCTTCTTCCCATTCCCATCCTTTACCAACACCTAAGAAATCATTGTAATGTTTAAGATAACCCTTAGGTACACCATGCTTTAATGCACGTCTGTATAACATGGATGAGTGATTGCTATGCACAATCTTCATCTTAGGGAATATCTTTTCTAGCGTTTGAATGTATGCAATAGACGCTGCCAACTCATGGCCAGCAGAGAATAGATCTGGATCACTATCATGCATAGACATCGCATGCATATCAAGCTCGTCACCAATATTAATAACGAGATCTGGTTTGTATTTTGTCTTGAGCGCTTTAAGAAAGTTGAATGCATCTGGGTGATGGTATGGTATATGAAGATCGCTGATTACTAATACGGACTTGTATGCTTGTGCCATTACAGCTCCTATAAATTAGGTATCTGAAAGATAGCACAGTTAGTTTGTTAAATCAATAGCCTGACTTAAACATCTTAGCTTCTGCTTCACGTCTTAGTTGAAGTCCTTTAAGCACACGCCCACCAGCACGACAATACTTTAGGAGCGATTCAATAGCCGCTTCTTTATCGCCACGAAGCAACGCTTGACGGAGTGTTGATCTTTGAAATGTACCCAAGCCAAGATTGAAGGCAAAAGAAACCAAGCAATCGAATTCACATTGTCTAAGGCGCACGTTAGGTAGCATCTTAGATACTCCCAACTCGAAACGATTGAGGTCGGATTTAAGAAGTCCATCTATTTCTTCTTGCGTAAAAGTTCTGTTCCAAGAATCAGGCAAATGTTTGCCATCGCCGATAAGGTGACCAACACCCACAGTATACAGGTTTGCAGCACAACGATAGGGCCGACTACGCACACCTTCAAAATGTTTAATAAGTTCGATACCACGCTTAGATACTTTCACGTTTCTTTTCCCATGTGCGAGAGCCAAAGTAGAATCCAATGATAGAAGCTACAATGCTCATCTCATCGCTAGAGAATATAGCATCCATAGATTCTGGTGTGAATCCACCAGTAGATTTAACTGCCCATATGAATCCAGCTACATCAACGAATACAAGTAAGCCTACAAAAGTAAATGCAACGAATGGTCTTACACAAGCATTGAGAGTCTTGACCCATTGTGATGCACCTTCTACAAGCTTAGCATCATGTGTGTATAATGCTTCACGTTCTTGAGCGTACGTTTCTGCGTACGTTCCTTCTAATTCAATCGCTGCAATCTTCTCTTGAGATACAAAGCCAGCCTGTGCCATAGCCATAGTTTGTTCGTTCTGTAACCTAGCCATTTCACGCTCATGTTTTTGATCACCTTTTTGCTGAAAAAATCCGAGCAGACTTGGTAGCCCACTGGTAGCAAAGCCTAAGATACCACTGATAATACTAAACATTTAAAACTCCTCTTTATTAAATCCGTATAGGTCACAGATGATATTAACATATTTGTTAAACTTCTTTTCATGTGCATCAAAGTCATTGTGTCCATGATACCAAAGCATACAATGGATCATCTCATGCATCAGTGTTTCAGATATCTTTAGGTATGTATCATTAGAGATATCTATTTGTATTCTAGTAGGCTCTGTAAGAAAGTAACCTAGCACTTCACCTTTAGTATTGATGATACTAAAATTAACCTTGTGCGGTGCTGGCATTTTGTAGCCATTGAACGGAGGCAGCCCAACAAAACAAGCATACATCTTACGCAAGTTTTGTTTGGTAAGTAGCTTCATTACTTGGCCAATGGATTGATCGTTGATTTGCGTAATGCTTTCATCTCCTCACGCACTGCGTTAAGAGATACATCAATCTCTCTTTGTGATCCTTTAATGATGGCTGCTGTTTCTTTAGATGTAGCAAAGGCTTCTGATGCTTTCTCATACGCTCTGTTGTTAGACATAGCTAATTCAATCATACGATTGTCAGCAGCTTTAACTCTATCTTCTACTAATGTAATGCGTGTTTCAACATTACTCATCTTCTTTACTTCTTCAATCGTCGAAGTCAAATCGTTGAATAGGGTTATCCCGTAGTAGACTGCTCCACTGATAGGAACTAGCACCGATAAGAGTATCCCCAATATCATCTGCGAGGATAAGTTTAAGGTATACTTCTTGTTCTCTTGCGTAGTCATTCTCTTGCTCCATGTTGATTGCTTCGATGATCTGTTGGTTCTGTATCGTGTATGCTTGTGTTAGCATTTGCATACTCATAACAATCCCAAACCCAGGCACGAGTTCCTTTGATTTCGGAAGCTCTTGTTTTGGGTCTAGCTTCGCTTCTGTACTTGCGGTTGTTCTCGATGCGGGCTGTGATTCTTGTCTGCTTTCTGTCTTGACTTCTGTTTTGGTTTCTTGACGCACCGAAGTAGTCACCTCTGGCATCTGAGTCTGCGCAAAATCCATTGGCACAATTACAGGTTCTATTGGTATGACTGGTGCATTGATGGGATTCAATGGACTTGTCACACTGAGTGGACTTGTCGGACTGATTGGATTCGTTGGATTGTCCATTGACTTCACACAACTGTTGGTAACTTGAATCCAAGAACCAAACGCTGGAGTCGAGTATGGATCTGAGCATGTCGAAGTTCTTTGCTCTAGTATTGATCCAGTGTATCCAGCTTCGCATGCTAGTGTCCTTTGTTCTGTAGTTTCAAAACAAGTTGGCGGATCTTGTGTGCAATTATCTGACGTAGTTGTCCAAGAAGTCCAAGTGCTTGAGCTACAAGCATAGGAACGACTCTGATTAACCACGCCACTATAGTGTGGTAGAGGGCAACTAAGTGATTGATACTCCACTGTATCGGTGCAGACTGGCTGAATGTATGGAGCGCAGATAGGATCATCTGGCCTATACGGACACCATGCTGTAGTAAGCGCTGTAGCATCGTCAATGCCATAGCACTGTAAGTTACTAACCCAGCCTTGAGCTGTTGGAACATATGTGCAATACCATGCATAGAGTGGGTTACTCCACAGGAGTATTAGGAATAAGAGGGAGCGTATAGGTAGAACCATATAGTTTCTCAAATCGTTTTGGATCTCTCTCATGCCATGCACGTTTAGCTGTGTAACCTAGTGAACCACCAATAGGGCAAGGTGAGCCAGACATTTCCATAGCTTCCCAAACACGATTGTCTTGACACAATACTGATACTGCTGCTACCTTTAGGCCTAAGTCATTAAGTGTCTTAGCTAATTTGATACGCTCACAGTTTTCATCTGTAATAGTAGCACCACCACTGATAGAGAACATGCCTGTGTTAGCACCACCAGATACACCAGACTTACACATGTCATTAGAGAAG